TAGCAAGGAGCATTATGAAGAAGCAAAGCAAGTCAGAAACACCGATAAGCAAGATGATGCAGAAAGCACTAAAGACAGCAACAGCGATTCTAAAGAATGAAGAAGATGAAAAGACTCGCAAAAAAAATCAAAAAATGGCTGACTACATTGAGTACAAAATGTCAAAAGGTCATTCTAAAGATGCTGCTACATCAATGGCGAAAGCGCATATAGGAGATAATAGAAATGAAAAAATTGTCTAAAAGACAAGAAGATACTTTGAAAAAACATTCTGTTCATCATACAAAAGCACATATGTCTTTTATGAAAAAAGAAATGCGTAAAGGAAAGTCATTCACAATTGCACACCGAATGGCTATGAAGAAGATAGGAAAATGAGTAAGACTGCCACTAAATCTAAACCTGCATTATGGAAACGAATTGTTGCTAGAATAAAAGCACAAGCATCACATGGTACGAGGGCTGGACAATGGTCAGGAAGAAAAGCCCAAGCTGCAGTTAAGGCTTATAAGAAAGCTGGTGGTGGTTATAGAGGTGGTGGCAAGTCAAAAACTTCTTTAGCTAAATGGTCAAAACAAAAATGGCGTACAAAGTCAGGAAAGAAATCATCAAAGACAGGAGAAAGATATCTACCTGAAAAAGCTATTAAGTCATTATCTGCAAGAGAATATGCTCGTACTACTGCAAAGAAAAGACGAGATAAAGCAGCAGGAAAACAATTTAGTAAGCAGCCAAAGTCTATAGCTAGAAAAACTAAAAGGTATAGAACTTGACATTACTTACACAAATACCGATAAAAGATTTAGTACAATTAAGAGCAGTAGTTAAGACGCAACACATGAAACATTATCCTAAAGAACAATGTACAGATAGAGAAGCTGATAAGATAATAGAAACTATTACTCCTGAAACAAGAGAGAAACTAATCAAACTAGCTGTAGATTATGGGATCACTAAATTATAAACCATCAGGAACAAGTCTTAAAAATTTTTTAAAAGATAATAACTTCTTTAGAGGATTGCGTGGGCCAGTTGGTTCAGGCAAATCAGTTGCTTGTTGCATAGAAATTATTAGACGAGCATTAGAACAAAAACCAGCAGAGGATGGTATTCGTAGAAGTAGATGGGCAGTCATAAGAAATACAAACCCACAATTAAGAACAACAACAATTAAAACATGGCTTGATTGGTTTCCTGAAACAGAATGGGGAAACTTTGCATGGAGTGTTCCATATACTCATAAAATAAAAAAAGGCGATATAGAACTAGAAGTTATTTTTTTAGCACTTGATAGACCTGAAGATGTAAAAAAATTATTATCATTAGAACTTACTGGTGTATGGATTAATGAAGCAAGAGAGATTCCTAAAAGTATTGTAGATGCATGTTCAATGAGGGTAGGTAGATATCCATCTATGAGAGATGGTGGCCCAAGTTGGTATGGTGTTATATGTGATACTAACCCACCAGATACAGATCATTGGTGGAGCATTATGTCAGGAGAAGCTGTTATACCTGATTACATAACTAAACAAGAAGCAAAGATGTTAATCAAACCTGATAACTGGAGATTCTTTAATCAACCACCTGCTATGAAAGAATTAAGAAACAAAGAAAAAGAAATTGATGGTTATGAAGAAAACAAAGAAGCAGAGAATATAAATAACCTTACACCAAACTATTATAAAAATATTATACGAGGTAAAACTAAATCTTGGATTGATGTTTATGTATTAAATAAATTAGGACAGATAGAAGATGGCAAACCTGTATATGAATCATTTAGAAGTGATATTCATGTAGCAAAAGGAGATTTAGCAATAGCAGAGGGTATTCCTATATTTGTAGGTATAGACTTTGGATTAACACCAGCTTGTGTATTTGCACAAAGGATTAGACAAAGATGGGTAGTTATAGATGAATTAGTTGCAGAAGATATGGGTATAGTAAAATTTTCTGAACTTATGAAACAGATAATGTCATCTTATCTTCCAAGACAATTTTATATATTTGGCGATCCTGCAGGAGATCATAGAGTACAAACTGATGAATCTACACCATTTCAAATACTACGAGGTAAAGGAATACATGCAAGACCAGCACCATCAAATGATGTTGCATTAAGACTAGAATCTGTAAATGCTACACTAACTAGAATGGTAGATGGCGAAACAGGAATACTAATTGATCCTAAATGTACTAATTTAGTTAGAGGATTTAGTGGTGGATATCACTATAGACGACTCCAAGTATCAGGAGAAAGGTATGATGAAAAGCCAAATAAGAACAGATTTTCTCATGTTCATGATGCTTTGCAATATTTACTTCTTGGAGCAGGAGAGGGAAGATCATTGACTATTGGAAAGAAAACGAATAAACCTATAGTTGCGAAAAGGAATTTTAATGTTTTTGATGTTAAACCAAAAAGTGTATATGAAAGGAGAAGATAACTATGTGTGCAGGGCCATTTAGACCAAAAGCTCCTCCTCCACCACCACCTCCAGTAGAGGAAGAAAGTGTTAGACAACAAAGATTGAGAATGCGTAAGCAACAAGATGCTGAAAGAGCAGCTAATAAGCAAAAAGCATTTGAAGAAAGAGTTGCAGCATATTCAGGTAGAGTTGGGAGAAGATCACTTCTACAAGGTCGTAGAGGTGGACAAGGTTTTGAAATAGCTGCTACTTTGATGAGCAAACCGACTTTAGGAGCATAATCAATGGTAGTAGATGTAAAACCAGAAGTACCAGTTGTTACTAATACAAATGGTGTAAGAAGATTAATTGGTAGATATAATCATGCCAAAGCCATAAAAGATTTATGGACTTCTACATTTGAGGAGTGTTATGAATTTGCATTACCTCAAAGAGAATCTTTCTATACTGAATCAATTGGTAGAAGAAGAACTGATCGTATATTTGATGAAACTGCTGTGGTGGGAGTACAAGAGTTTGCATCAAGATTACAAGCAGGTATTGTTCCTAACTATGCAAGATGGGCAGACTTTGTTGCAGGTTCTGAAATTCCAAAAGAAGATGAGAAACAAGTTAATCTGTTATTAGATGAAGTAACAGAATATGTTTTTGAAATATTACAAAACTCAAACTTTTCACAAGAAGTACATGAAACATTTTTAGATTGTGCAGTAGGTACAGGTGTACTTTTAGTAGAGGAGGGAGATGCAGTACAACCAGTTAGATTTAGAGCAATCCCTTTACCACAAATATATTTAGATGCAGGTCATGATGACAAGATTGATTACATATTTAGAAATAGAAAAATAAAATTTAAAGATATTCTTATTGCATATCCAGCAGGTACATTAAGTGAAAAGATGCAGATGGATATGGAAAAGATGCCTGACAAAGAATGTGATGTTGTAGAAATAGTTTATAGAGATTACTCAAATACAAAAGAAGAAGAATATAAATTCTGTGCAATATCAGAAATGTATGAACACAAAATTGTAGAAACTACATTTAAAGGTTTAGGTTCTAATCCATATATAATTTACAGATGGAGTAAATGTGCAGGAGAAGTATATGGTAGAGGCCCACTTCAATTAGCTTTACCAGCAATCAAAACTTCTAATCTAGTTATAGAATTAATTTTAGAAAATGCACAAATGGCAATATCAGGAATGTATCAAGTAGAAGATGATGGTGTTGTTAATGTAGATAATATATCACTAATCCCTGGCACAATTATTCCTAAAGCTGCAGGTTCACAAGGACTTACTCCAATATCTCCAGCAGGTAATTTTAATGTATCTGATTTAGTATTAAGAGAAATGAGAACTAACATTAAGAAAGCATTATACAATGATATGTTAGGTACACCAAATGAGAAAACTCCTATGACTGCTACAGAAGTTGCAGAAAGAATGGCAGACTTATCAAGACAAATAGGTGCAGCGTTTGGTAGATTACAAGCAGAGTTAGTTAATCCTGTTTTACAAAGAGTAATATATATTCTTAAAAAACAAGGTAGAATAAAAATACCAGTAGTTAATGGTAGAGAAATAAAAATAAGATCATCTTCTCCTTTAGCACAAGCACAACAACAACAAGATGTTGCTACAATAGATAGATTTTTAGGAATGGTGCAGCAAAGAGTTGGGCCACAATTATTAAATGTATTAGTTAAACAAGATGAAGTAGCAAAGTTTGTTGCTAAAAAATTAGGAATACCTGAAGAATTAATTAGATCATCAGAAGAAATGCAACAAGCTGCACAACAAATGCAACAAATGATGGGGCAGCAACAGGGGGGAATGGAGCAAGAACAACCAGAGGAGATTCAATAATGAGTATGTATAATGCCACGCAAAGTAAAATATGATCCTAATTTTGTTCTTACTCCAGAGATAAGAGCATACATAGAAAAGTTTGGTTATGGTAAAGCGTCTGAAGAATATGGACAATCATATCAAAGATTATATTATTTATATCACAAAGAAGAAAAACCTGAAGAAGAAGTAGCACATCCTCCTCCATTTCATATTGATTCATTACCTGATGATGAACCAAGTGCAGAAGAATTAATCCAAAGAGCATTAGATACATGGCGTAGAAAAAAAATACACCATGATGCAAGTTCTATTATTCCTGTTCAATGTAAAGCAGATGGGCCATTTGGAATAGCTTTTGTTGGCGATCCTCACATAGATGATATGGGATGTAATTGGGAAGCATTACTTCATGATTTAAAAATGATGAGAGATGCAAACATGATGGGTATTTGTGTAGGAGATATTACAAATAACTGGGTAGGTAGATTAATGAAAAAATATGCAGATCAAGAAACTACAAGAAAACAAGCAATCAAATTAATAGAATGGTTTTTTAAAGGATGTGGTGTTCATTGGTTAGCTATCATTGGTGGTAATCATGACATATGGAATACAGATGGTGGAGATGTAAATCAGTTTATGTTTAGACAAGAAGCAGGTGTTTATAAGAATCATGGTGTTAGATTAAAAATACAAATGCCAAATAATATAAACTTCAAAGTAAATTGCAGACATGATTATACAGGACACTCACAATGGAATGAAGCACATGCTATGAGTAAGGCAGCAAGGTTTGGAGATGATGATGTTTATGTAGCAGGACATAGACATAACTCTGCATATCAAATGATAAAGCGACATGAAACAGGAAGAATAGCACACGCAGTACGAGTATCAGGTTATAAAGAAATAGATGACTTTGCTGAACAAAAAGGATTTAGAGATCACACTATTTTTAGAAGTATGGTATTTATAGTTGATCCAACACAAACTGATCCATTAAGATTTTGCAAACCTGTGTTTGATATGGAAGAAGCAAAGGAGGAAATACTATGGAAGAAAAAGAAAAAATAAATCCAGCATATTATCAGAAAGGTCAATGTAGCTGTGGTAAAAAATTACAAACATATGATTGGGTAAAAGACTTACCTTATGCAGATGCTACATCTATAAAATATATCATTCGTCATAGAGATAAAGGTGGTTCTACTGATATCAAAAAAGCGATATGGTTTTTGAAAAAGATATTGATAGATGAGTACAAAGAAACCGAGTAAGCCAATTCTTATAGGAGATAAGAAGTATTATAAATATTTAATCGTATGGGAAGATATCGTAGGCGATTCAACAATAACAGACTACAATGAGTTCACTAATATGCATTGTGCTTTAATACATACAGAAGCATATATATTTAAAAAAACCCCTAAATATCTATATTCTTTTGGCAGCTATCAATGTGAGAATGGGGAAATAGGCTTTGGGGATAGAAACATTTACCCTAGAAGTGTAATTAAAAAAATGGTAAGGATATAACAATGGTAGAAAAAACTGAACAAAATAAAGCCCTAATTGGATTGGATAACTTTAAAAGAGGTTCAGAAGAAGAAGCAAAACTAAATATGGTATTTACATCTGTATTTGGTTCTACATCTGGTAAGCAAGTTCTCCAATACTTGAAATCTATAACCATAGATACAGTCGCTGGTTCAGAGATATCAGATAATGCTTTGCGTCATTTAGAGGGGCAAAGATATATCGTAGGTCTTATTCAGCGTAGGGTTAATAAAGGTATCAGTATTAATATGATAAAGGAGAAAAAAGATGAGTGAAGAACAAACACAACCAGTTGAGCAGCAACAAGAACAACCTGCTCAAACACAAGAACAAACGCAGGAAAATGTTTCACATGAAACATCACAACCTACAACAACAGAACCTGCACCAAGACCTGAACACATACCTGAAAAATTTTGGGATGCTACTAAAGGCGAAGTTAATTTAGAAGAATTTGGTAAGTCATATACCAATCTTGAAAAGTATGTAGGTGGTAAGAAAGAAGAACTGCGAGATCAAATCGTAGATGAACTTCAACAAGAAGCTATAGCAGAAAGACCTGAAAAGGTAGAGGGTTATGAATTACCTAAATTACCAGAGGGTATTACTGAAGAACTAGTAAATGCTAATCCTATGACAGATTGGTGGAAAAATTTTTGTTATGAAAATGCATATGATCAAGAAGTATTTCAAGAGGGTATCAATAAATATGTTGATTCTTATATTGGTAATCAAGTTGATCCTGATGCAGAAAAACAAAAGCTAGGAGAAAATGCAGATGCAAGATTAGATGCAGTAAATAGTTGGGCATCTACATTCTTTTCTCCTGAACAATACGAAGTAGTTTCACAAACATTAGGTATGAATGCTGATGGTATAGAAGCACTTGAAAGAGTTATGGATTCACAAAAACAATCTATTACTCGTTCAAACCAAGTAGCACAACCTGAAAGACCTTTAACTTTAGATGATGTAAGAAGTATGATGAAAGACAAAAGATACTTTGATCCTAAAGAAAGAGATCAAGCATATGTGAAGAAAGTAGATGATGCATTTAACAGACTCTATAGAGGTTAATGTTATATGTTGAAAAGACTACTCCTGAAGATTGTTTTGAATTAGCAAAGAATCTTAAACAAGTTGATAAGTATGAACTAGCTATATGGGGGCTTGATCCATTACAAGCATTGTTGCAGCCATTTAGATATACCAAAAGAAAGGTTCATACTTATACAATCTTTGATAAAAACAAGGAAGTAGCTGCTATATTTGGTACAGTTTCGTCAAGACAAAACGATAAAGTAGGTACAATATGGTTATTATCTTCAGAAGTATTAGATAAGAATTACTTATATTTTCTCAAAAGAAATAAGTATTGGACAGAATATTTAGAGAAAAACTATGATTATTTGTCTAATTATATAACTGCAGAGCATACTAAATCTATCAAGTGGTTAAAGTGGCAAGGGTATAAATTTTCTAAACCTATGCTTGTAAATAATGTAAAAATGTATTACTTCTATAAACGAATACAAAATTGTATTCAAAATAGAACGCAACCTATTTTGAATGATGTTGGCCCATCTTGGACAACCAGCTTACCTCAAAAGAGATAATTGCTTAATTAACAACAAACGACTAATAAGGAGGCAACATGAGTACATCTATATCAACAGCCTTTATTAAGCAGTTTGAAGCTGAAGTCCACATGGCTTATCAAAGAATGGGATCAAAGCTGAAAAACACAATAAGGCAAGTTAATAATGTACAAGGTAGTCAAGCGAGATTCCAAAAAGTAGGCAAGGGTACTGCTGTTAATAAGGCAAGACACTCTCAAATTCCTACAATGGATATTTCTCACTCTACTGTTGATGTTACTTTATCAGACTTCTATGCTGCAGACTATGTAGATAGATTGGATGAATTAAAGACTAACATTGACGAACGACAAGTTCTGTCATCAAATGCTGCTGCTGCATTAGGAAGAAAAACAGACCAACTCATCATTGATGTTTTGGATGCTGGTACAAACTCAAACAATGTCGCACATGGTTCGGCTGGTTTAACTTTAGCTAAATCACTAACTGTGTACGAAGCGTTTGGTGGTGCTGACATCCCTGATGATGGACAGAGATACTTTGTAGTATCTCCTGCTGGATGGGCTGATTTATTACAAATAGATCAATTCAGTAGAGCAGAGTATGTTGGAGAAAATGATCTTCCATATGCTGGTGGAATCACAGCTAAAAGATGGTTAGGATTTATGTGGTTCACTCATTCAGGTCTTTCTATTTCTGGTTCAACAAGAGAATGTCATGCATTCCATAAATCAAGTGTTGGTATCGGAGTAGGTTCAGAGATCAGAACAGAGATCAACTACATTCCTGAAAAAGTCAGCAACTTAATCACATCTTACATGTCAATGGGTTCTACTATGATTGACAATGATGGTGCGATCAAAGTACAGATAACAGAATAGGAGGCATAAATGGCATATTCAGCAAGTAACTTACGAAAAGTCGCTGGTGGAGCTATGAGTGTATTCTTATATGATTCTGCTGACGCAATCGGAACTATCGCTGGTAGTGGCTACTTTAATAGTGCAACCAATGAATTAAAACAGAATGATGTTATAATCGCTGTAGGTTCAACTGGTGGTACTAGAACTGTAGATATGCTTGTAGTTTCATCTGCAACAGGTGCAGCTACAGTTACTACTATCAATGGTACATAATAACTAAACATGGTATGGGGGGATTTACTTCTCCCCATATCTAGTGTACATATAAACTATGGCTAATTCTAAATTTGATATCTGCAATAAAGCACTCGTACTTGTAGGTGCTAATACAATCACAAGTTTTAATCAAGCAACAACAGAATCCAAAGTAGCAAACAATCTTTATGAATCTACTTTAGAAAATTTATTAACTAGATGTAGATGGAGATTTGCATCTAAACAAAAACAATTAAGTAAAAATACTACTAATCCTGATGCTAGATATGAATCTTCATATGCTATGCCAAATGATGCATTAGTTATACACACAATAACAGTTTCTGATGATGTGATTAAATACGATATATATGGTGGAAATATATTTACAAACACAACATCTAGTGATACCTTGATATCGGATTATACTTTCCAACCCAGTGAAAGCGATTTTCCTCCCTTTTTTACACAGACGCTAGTCTTTGAACTAGCGTCTTTGTTTGCTGGTGCAATTGCTCGTAATGATCAGTTATCAGAGTTATATCACAAAAGAGCAGTAGCCCAGTTAGCAGTATCAAGAGCATTAGATTCACAACAACAAACTACTAGAAATCTTGATCTTGATAGATTTAGAAATGTTAGAAATAGAACTGCGCTAAATAATATAACTGCAAAATCTCCATAGGAAAATGATATGGCTAGACAAAGGGTTCATCAATCAAGTTTCTTACGAGGGGAATTAAATCCAACAATAGTATCAAGAGTTGATCTTGCAGCATATGGTCAAGGATTAAAGAAAGCTAGAAATGTTATTCCAATAAACCAAGGTGGTATTGAAAGACGAGGTGGTTCTGTATTTCGTGCTGATCTTGGTGCAGAAACTAGATTAGAAACATTTATATTTAATCAAAATCAAGAATATATATTTGCATTCCAAAACCAAACATTAAAAGTTTATTCTACTAATGGTACTTTAGTAGCTACATTATCAAGCTGTCCTTGGGTTACTGCAGAGTTATTTGAAATGGATATGACTCAATCAGGAGATACCATGATAATAACACACCAAGATTTTGTACCACAAGTTATACAAAGAACTGGATCAACATCTTTTACAAGAGCAGCATTTGGTTTTGAAACATCAGTAAATGATAAACAAATATTTCAACCATATTTTAAGTTTGCAGATGATGATATAACTTTAGATATTAGTACAGCTACTGCAGGTACTGGAGTTACTTGTACAACATCAGCATCTTATTTTACTTCAGGTTATGTAGGTATGGTTATTAGATATCATGGAACTGAACTAACAATTACTGGATATACATCTCCTACACAAGTAACAGCAACACTTAAAGATGATGTATCAATAGAATTAGATGATGATCCTTTTGCAACAAAACAAGGATCAGGAGTAGTAAGAGTTACTCATGTAGAACATGGATTTAGTAA